GTCTCGGGTGGACATCGCTACGCAAGCGACCACGCTTGCGAATCCAGACTACAAGCGCGCTCTGAATCAGATGGGGATCTCGGACAGCACGATCACCGCCCACTTCCTAGACCAGAGCAAGGCTCTTCCTTTCCTCCAGAAAGAGGCCGCTACAGCGGCCATCGGAGCACAGGCCCTACATCAGGGCTTGACGTTCGATACGTCCTACGCGGCCAACTTGGCCACGTCTGGCGTTACGTCTCAGCAGGCCCAGCAGGGCTACTCCCAGATCGCAGCAGAGCTTCCAGGAATGTCGGATCTCGGCAATATCTACGGAGAGCAGTGGGGCCAGAGGCAGGCAGAGCAAGCCACGTTCGAAGGCAGCGCAGCAGCGATCCAAGAGCAGCAGAGGCTGACTGGTCGCGAGCGCAGCAACTTCGCTGGCAACGTAGGAGCAGCGGCAGCACGAGGTGGACTTACCACCACGCCGACAAGCTTCTAATCGATACGGCAGTCCCACGGGTCCTGCCTCAACAAAGACCCCGTAGCGGAGTAGTGGAGCGGTACCACGCTGGGCTCATATCCCAGAAGTCACGAGTTCGAATCTCGTCTCCGCCACTAAGCACACGTACAGTCAATTGGCAGACGGGTCGGCAGATAGGCGGCCAGTTGTGGGTTCGAGTCCCACCGTGTGTACCGTCCCCAAGGCGCTGGCACTTGAAGGATGTACATCAGACCAGCAAACCATCTCGGGTGAGCGACCCCGGGCCTCCCCAGGCCCGGATGTTTGGCACCCACCATCTAACTGGGAGCAAGTATGAGCAACGAGTGGGGTTACGGAAACGACGACAACGCGGGCCTGGACAGCGACAACGAAATGACTGGTCCCAAGGCTCTTCGCGATGCGTATGAGGCGATGAAGGCGCAGAACAAGCAGCTCCAGGAAGGATTGGCCTCCATCCAAAACGATCTGCGAGCGCAGAAGGTCTCCTCGGTTTTTGAATCTCTGGGTGTCCCTGAGGCCGCTAAGGTTTATCAGGGAGAGCCCGATCCGGAGAAGGCGCGTGAGTGGGTTAACTCTATGCGCTCGGTCTTCGGCAGTGGTGACACACAGGGGTCTGCCCCTCTTGTCGCCGACAGTGCTCCTGCCGCCCCCGCCTTGAGCGGGGACCAGCAGGCACAGCTTCAGCGCATGACCGAAGCCGGTCAGGGTGGCGTGCCCATGGGAAGCATGGACGCTGCTTTTGCCGCTGTCGGTGACGCTACTAACCTTCAAGCCCTTATCGCGGGCTTCCAGAATGCTACGCGTACTAACTAGGGCATTACTCCCAAGGAGATGCAATGGCTAACGCCTTTACGGGTACCGCCTCTATGGCGAACCTGGTCCAGACCACGTACGACCGCGCGCTAGAGTTCGCCCTGCGTGCGCAGCCTATGTACCGGATGATCGCTGATAAGCGTCCGGTTCAGCAGGCCATGCCTGGCTCTTCGGTTGTCTTCGAGATCTATCAGGATCTCGCTCAGGCGATCACTCCGCTTAACGAGCTGGTTGATCCGGACGCCTTTGCGGCCGGTAACCCGACCACTATCTCTGTCACTCTGAACGAGTACGGCAACTCGATCCTGGTCTCCAACAAGCTTGACCTGTTCTCGTTCACCGACGTTACCGCCGGTCTCGTGAACCAGGTTGCATGGAACCTGGTCGACTCTGTCGACCTGATCGTTCAGAACGTCCTTGCTACCGGTACTCAGACCCTGCGTGAGGATGCTGACGGAACTGTTGGCTATGGGTTCGGCACCACGCCGACCAACCCGACCACGTTCGATGAGATCGGCGGTGCCGCTGGCACCCCGATTGCTAACTCGACGTTTAGCTCTACCCTCGCCCGCATGGCGGTTGCCCAGCTTCGGACGAACAAGGTTCACCCGAACAAGGGCTCGTACTACACCGCGTACATCCACCCGCAGGTCTCTCTTGACCTCCGAGCCGAGACCGGCGCTGCTGCATGGCGCGACCCGCACAACTTCTCCGCTGCCGATAACATCTGGGCTGGCGAGATTGGCGAGTACGAGGGCGCCTGCTACATCGAGACTCCTCGTGCGCAGAACATCCTCAACGCCAACGCGACTCCGACTCGGGTGTTCAACACCTACTTCACCGGCCAGCAGGCTCTTGCTGAGGCCGTTGCAGAGGAGTTCCACACCGTTCGTGGTCCGGTCGTTGACAAGCTGACCCGATTCCAACCGCTGGGCTGGTACGGCGTTGCTGGCTGGTCCCTGTACCGTCCGGAGTCGCTGATCGTTGGTCAGTCCACGTCTTCGGTCAACTTCCGCTGATCTTACTGGGAGGCCCTTCGGGGCCTCCCGGCTTTCCCATAGGAGGAATGAATGTCCGGTTACGACAACACGTCGTTCACCGTCCGCACCGTGGCTGGAACCACCGCCACCCTGACGGCCAACGACTACGTCACCATCTACACCAACTCAGCCGTTAAGACGGTGACCCTGCCGCCCGTGGCTACAACCCAGCCGGGTCGCGTCTACCAGTTCATCTGCAACAACACTGGAATCCTGACCCTAGACGGCAATGGTGCCGAGACCATCAATGGGTCCGCAACGTTCGGGCTGGTTGCCGGTACCGCCGGTGGCTCTACCGGCCGTGCGGGAATCGTGTCCGATGGAACCCAGTGGTTCACGCTCTACTCGCAGTGATCTAATCGAAAGGGGCTTTGGCTGTGGCTAGTTATACGTACACTACGCGAACCGTGGCTGAAGCCCCGTTCGCTTGGAATCCACTCATGGAGCGGTATCGCATGGACCGAGCGATCTCGGTCGTTGAAGTCGCTCCATGTCAGTACGAAGAGGTTCGGTACGACGCATACACCAACGCCATCGGAGCGGTGAACTTGCCGACCAATCCGAACGCGAACGACACAGACTTCTACCCCGCCCCGAGAACTGGACTTCACTACTTCCAGGGCGGGTATGAGCACATAGTATCGACCGAAGTAAGGGCGTGCCTGATCTCGTCAGGCGTCGCAGATGCAAGCAACTTTACTCTCTTCCCCGGCCAAGGCTTTGGAGAGGGCGGATTCGGAGAAGGAGGATTCGGACTGTGACATACACCCCGATTGCTGTCGGGGCCCCCGACTGGGGCCCTCCGGTCAACGCTGCATTCACGAGTCAGGATTCTCGGATCACCGTGACCGAAAGCACTATCGCTACAAACTCGTCAAGCATCACTGGTCTCCAGAACGCTAGCTCGGGGCTTACGTCTGCTGCGTCGCTAGGGTATCTGGGCTGGACTCACGACCCAGCCCTTATTACGGCTGGCCAGACCGGAACTTCTGGCACTATCTATCTTGCACGGATCAACGTGGGCACTAGCGGTACGGCCACCAAGCTCATCTGGGGAATCAACACCGCCGGGTCTGGGGCCACGGCAGGACAGAACTTCGTGGCCCTGTTCAACTCGTCTGGAACCCGCCTTGCCAACATCGGCGTAGATGCTCGTGTTACAACAACTGGAGTCTTCAACGAGACGATCAGCGTGCCCGTCACGCCTGGGTTCTACTGGGCTGCATTCTTGTTCAACGCAACCGGAATGCCCGCGATCTACAGAGGCGGGTTCCTGAACGCTAGTCTCGTCAATGGCCAGTTGCCTGTGTCGCAAGCTAGGTTCGCCACAGCAGGGACCACGCAGACGTCGATCCCAGCGAGCATCACCCCTTCTAGCAACGTAATCGCGATGCACACGTTCTACGCATCGCTAACCCTCTAAGGAGAATCATGGCAGCAAAGCCGAATCCGAAAGCGAAGTTGGGCCAGGGTGGTCGGTTCGCCGCTGTAGCCAAGGCCGCAGGTGGGGGCAAGAAGGGAGCCGCTATTGCGGCTGCCGCTGGACGTAAGAAGTACGGAGCCAAGAAGATGTCAGCCATGGCGGCCAAGGGAAAGAAGGCGGCGAAATGAGTTACCAGCTTAAGGACGTGGCCAAGGAGCCGAACGACCCGAAGTTCATTCCGGCGTACTCCGACATGGAGGACTACGACCCGATGGACATCGGTGGTCCTGGTGGCAAGTCCACGAACATCGAGAACAACGAGAAGGGCATCCTTGAGTCTGGCCTGTTCCGGGTCATGGCTCGCAACCCCAAGATGGCCGAACTCGGCTCCGCTCATGACGCACAGCGCCAGGGCATCTACCGAACCAACTCCATGGGAGATAACGACTGATGCCTCCAGCTAAGAGGGCCGCCGCTGAAGCGGCGCCCG